GTTACTGTAGTTCCAGATCCATATCCAGTGCCACCAGATGTAACAATAAAATCTTTGATACCATCTGTAATTTTGAACGTTGTAGTATAACCAGTAATTCTTGCAAGATTATCAATCTCTGCAATACCAGTATCTAATCTCTCATTAGAGAATTCCATCAATTCAGCAACTAGACCATAGGTCTGAATTCCATCTAATTGTCTAAATGGTTTTTCATGTTCAACAAATTTAATTTGAAACAATTGATCTGTTAGTGGTAGATAAATTGCATCACCTTCATTGGGTCTGAAAGCTGATACTAAATTATTTGAAGATGAAATTAAATCTTCCCATCGTCGTTTAGCAATTATAAAAGTTGCTTCATCAGCAATCCTCACACCAAATTTTGATAATAGAGATCCATCTCCCTCAAATCCTTCATAATTGGAAATGTACGTCTCAATCATGTAATTTTCATCAAACTTAGAAAGAACGTCTTCTGTAAAGAGGTCATCCTCCTTTACAATTTCTCTTGGTAGATAGTAAACGTCATGACCATAAATTTTCAAAGATTCTATAATTAAATCTTCGTATAGTCTTTGTTCTGATCTGGTTCCACCAGAGAAGTAAACATTTTTTGCCATATCATCCTACAAAGTCAAGAGGTGGAAGTTCGTATGTACTCAGCATTTTACCTTCGAGTTTTTCCAACTCAGCAGCTGCATCATCATAAAGTTGTCGTCCATTAAATTCAACTCCCCCCGGCATTTTAATGCCAGAAAATTTAATTAAATTTTGACCCCATTGTTTTTTAATTAATGATGTTAGATATTCTTTTACAAACCTTTCATTATAGAGTTTAGTAAAAGTTACTGGATCTAATGCTCTATAACAATCGATTACAATATATTCATTTACATAAATTCTACTCCAGTCAATATCCAAATATAATCTATTTTGTACTTTATTATACCTAATAGGTTTTTGACCTTCAAGCAAAAACTCCAATGTTTGGATATGCTGCATAGTCATCTCTAAAGTTAAGATGTCATATGAGTTAAAATTATAAAAATCATTTAAAAAGAATTGATATCTAAATCCAAACATGTTTCCAACATATGTGTTGGAAATTGGTAGAACACCTTGGACACCAATAATATGATCTGGTACGGTCAAATACCCTCTACCTTCATCAAAATCTAAAGTTCTGGAAGCAGGAGTGGCACCAGCATTAGTGTCGGTTTTTTGAGTAGTTACGTTTCTACCCCTACCAGTATCAATATCATCTTGAGTAATTTTATACTTTAAGTATACACGCTCAACTCCATCATAAACCCTTTCATTGAAAAGTTGAATCGTATCATCAATTAGATCTTCTATTTGATCGTCATCAACATTTATTTCAATAACTGGTTTACCCAATTTACGGAGAGAGTACTCCTTTAATTCAGTCCTGCTGTTTGGTTTTGCCATTATTTTGCTTTACTGGTGGTTTTTCATCATAATTTCCACCATCACTTGGTTCATCTTGTTTCATACTCTCAATCACGGCGGTTAATGTCATCACACGAGATTCAAGAATTATGTTCTGTTGTGTCAATTGAGTAATTTTAGTGCTCATTACTTGCATTAAATTATTCGCTTCTTCAGGGGACATAATTACCTCATAATTTTAATTATTTATCAGTATGTGCCACCGTCCAAAGTAGTAGTCCATACAGGAACACCAGTTGCACCATTAGTAGTCAGAATTTTATCTGATGTAGTAATATCAGCAGAACCTGGAGTAGCAGTTGTGGTTAGTCTCTTATACTGATCGAAGAATGGAACACCACTAGTATTACCAATTTCTAGTTTTACAGTATCGAAGTATGCTTTACCAACTGTACCAGAGAATACTTGTGAAGTATTTGTTGCATCTGGAATATATGTGAAGTAGTAAGTTGTTGAAGCACCTTCTGAAGTTCCAGACTCATCATATCCAAAGAAACCTTGCTTTAGACTACCGTTATAGTACTTGAATTCAATACCACGATCTTGGTTATCGTCAGCACCTTGAGTGAATGTTAGTGCGACAATTGCTTCATTTGCACTTGCTGCAAGACCACCGGTTAGGTTTGCACTAAGGGTAATAGTCTTAGTTCCTGTGTTAATAGAACTAATAGTAGTTCCACTAGGAACTGCTGCATTTCCAGAAACAACATCACCTGCGTTTAGACCATCTACACTGTCAAGAACAACATTTGCTTGACCACTGTTTGCTGCAGTCTTAACAGTCTTTTCACTGATACTATCTCCTAAAGTGAAGACAGGATCATTAATGGTCATCTGAGTGGAGTTGACCGTTGTAGTTGTACCAGCAACTTGCAGGTTACCACGAACAACAACGTTACCACCAGCATCACCACCTGCTGGGAAAGGGTCAATAGTAATCGTTTGAGCACTATTGTTATCACTATAAATTGTTGATCCAATAATTCTTAGATCACCAAAGTCAACTTCCGTAGATGCATTACCAATGTTTAGTGTATTTGCTGCAGCAAATGCATTGACGGTAGTAGCAGTTGTATTGAATACATTTTGAGTTGTCTCAGTACCAACTAAAGTACCAGAACGTAGTGTAGTTGTTCCAGCAGCTGCACCAATGTTTAATGCAGAAGCAGCACCAAATGCGTTTACCGTTGTAGCGGTAGAGTTGAATACATTCTGTGTTGTCTGTGTACCAACTAAAGTTGGGTTGTTTAAAGTAAACGTACCAGAAGTAGCACCAACGTCAATCGCGGTAGCAGTACCGAATGCATTGACGGTAGTAGCGTTAGTTTCTAGTAAGTTAAATGTGGTTTGGTTTGTGGTTAGATCTCCACCATCGATGTTTAGATCGTTATCAATATCAACATTACCAGTTCCAAATGTAATTAACTCAGAACCATTTGTTGTATCAATATCAACGTACTTATTAGCACCTTCTTTGATTGTAAATGCGTCTGCAGTGTTATCCTGAAGAGAGAAACTAGTAGCATTTTGGAAATTAAGATTTCCAGCAATACTAACATTACCAATCAAATCAACATTGAATTTGTCAGCACCACCTACAGATAGATTAAGAAGTCTTGATGCAGCTGCAGAAGCACTGTTAGTTACATCAACGTCAATACCATAAAATGTTGCACCAGAATTATTCCATGTTGCACCAATGTTTAGTGCTGTATCTGCAGTACTCAACGATGGAGTTGTAATATCCAAAGCACCAGAGAATGAGTCAACTACAAATCTGTCAGTTGAACCATCGGTGATTTTGAATGTGTTAGTTCCTAGAGTAGCAGCGCCGGCAATAACTACATCACCAGTACCATTAGTATCTACCGTAAGGTCACCGTTACTGTTTGTTGTGGAAATAGTATTTCCATTTAAAGTAATATTATCTACATTCCATTCATCGACCTTTTTAGCAGAGTCAACAATCGCTGAAGAGTTTGCAGTTATTGTTCCATGACCATGATCTAAAAGATCGGTAAAATATTTACCACCAATAATATCAATATTTGCAGCATCGCCAGCTGTTTCAGTTCCTCTACCAACAAACAGTTTACCGAAAGAAGTTACCGAAGCACTTTGTGCGTCTGTATACGTACTAGTACCTTCACCGTAGGCAAGTTCACCTTGCCCAAGCGCTCCTGGGGTTGCTGTTGGGTTAGTACTAGATCTTTTGATCTTTAAGATAGTTGCCATTTTTTGATACCTATTGGGGAATTAGAAGTTGCCGCCGTTTATTTTAAGACCGCTTTTTTCAATAACATTTTCAGCAATCCACGTATTACTTGCTGCATCATATTGTAAAAGAGCGCCATCAGTTGCATTATTAAAATTTACGTCAGATAAATTTGAAAGAGTATTAACTCCTCCAGATGTGACTTTGATTACTTGCGGTTGATTGGATACTGTAACTTTCGTGTTCATGTTACGTTGTTACTCCTGGGTTTATAGTTACTAAACCTTCTATGACTCTGGTTTTATTTCCAGCAGCTGATGTAATCACAACATCATACAAATATCTTCCCTCATCGAGAGATGATGTATTGGTTGCTGTTAGAGCTAATGTTACAGTTCCGGCAGCATTTACAGAAACTGTAAATGGAGTTGATGTAGAACTGTAATATGACTTTTTAATTTTAGCCGCGCCTGAATATCCAGTCAAATCCCAAGCCGTATTAAAATCATCGAAGATTCCAATATCTGCAGAAAAATCTGCTCCTTGGTCAATATAAAGATTGTGAACAGCCGCCATAGGAGTTTACCACTTGTTTTTATTTATATGATTTCTCTAATATTTATCTATTAGTTAAACTTAACAGGAGAGATTTTATCTCATCTAATTCATTCTTGATGTTTTTCATGTCAGATTCCATCGAATCTACACGATTATTTTTCATCTTACGAATTTTATAATTATTCATATAATCTTCATAGTCCTGTCTACTGTTGTTTATTACAGCAGTAGACTTTGGATCTCTTACTAGGTCTAAGTGACCTTCAACTTTTAATTTATCCATTAAATTGCTAATGCCATTGCCCTAAAGTTTTTAATTTTAGGAACATTACTCTGATCAGGTCCTATCATAACTACTTTAATACTAAATTCTTGAAACTCTTCCATATTTTTAAGTTCGTAATCAAACGCACGATATTGATTAATTGTTTCAGAAGCTGGATATGAAAGTGAAGGTATTTCAATATAGTTCATATCATCAAACGAACCTGGTTGACCAACTCCCTTTACTTTAGCAAAGACTTTAATGTCATTTCCCCCAGTTTTAACACCATCAAATAATACTTTTATAGAAGTTGATTCATTTTCTAATACAACTTTTTTAGTAATATAAGCAGAATGTTTTCCTCCCGATGGTAATAACTCAGATGTAGTATCAAGATCACCATTAGAATCTACTTCTTTACTTAATCTATTTGAGATAGTAGTAATAGAAGATCCTTGAAGATCTAATACCGGACTTAAGAAATCATTTGTAGTTGACAAATTAATTACTGTATCTAAAGTACTTATAGCACCAGATTTATACGTAGAGTTGTTTATTGGAGATAACACAAGTCTTGGATCTGATAGTATATTTTCAACACCATTTTCAATAGACTCTGTTTCTTTTGTTATAAAAGATGGTTGTAAAATTGAATTATTAAGACTCGAACCAGTAATAGATTTTATAGTAACTTGAGAAGTAGTATCCTGTGGTACTAATGAAGAAATATTTGGTGTGATGGATTCATATGGAATATTTCTTGATGCACGAATATCATTACCACCAGATCTTTTAGCTGAATTAGCTGAAGAAATAACATTTACTTCATACTCATCTAAACTAATTACATTTGAAATTGACAAGACAGTATTAATTTCATTCAAAGGGATACCATTTAATTGGAAACATTGAACAATAGTATCAACAATATGAATTGAGGGAGTAGTACCAAAAGCACCTCGTGTAAGACCAGAAAGTATGTTAGTCCCAACAAAAGAAGTATAAGCAATAATTTCATCGTCAATTTTTATATAACCAGGATTACTTCCACTTACTGCACTATTGTTTATATTCGACCACCCTTCTGTAGTAGAAAGATTAATACTATTTGTTGTAATATCATTCAATTCAATTTGAGTTGATGATGTTGTTAACTGTTGAACTAAAAGAGCAGAAGTCGTATCAGATTGAACACCGGTTATGGTAACTTTATTTGTAGGCTGAAGCATGCCATGATTTGGTTGAGTAACTTTTATAGTAGTTGAACCTTTAGTCATGTACAATGCATTAGTACCTAATATTTGAGCAGGAATTTTTTTATTTTGTAAAATTGCAGAATAAGTTACTCCAGTATTAAATTTTGCTCTATTTAAATTAAATTTAATATCTTCATATTGATCAGAAATCCAAGTGGATTGATTAGCTGATTTAAATACTACACCAACATGAGGTTGTCTATCAATAGTTACACCAGAAGAAATATCTTGTTCCCCAACTCTAGACACCCATAAATTATATTTTTGCGAACTACTTTTTACAACAAAAGCATATTGATTATCATCAGAAAGATATAAAGGATTATCAAATATAAATTTAGTAGCTGCTGATGCATCATTTGATAATAGAACTTGGAATGCAGCGATAGTTTTTATAGATCCAGGTACTACATTAGCAGTTGGCCTGCCATTAACAACTGTTCTTAGTTCAACTGTAACTGGTTCACTGACATCTTTAGTTAAGAAATAAAGTTCTAGAGATGTAATGAACACACCACCAGTTTCTTCAATCATAAAAGATTGAGCAAGTGGGTCACCGCCTCCGCCACCTGCAGGAGCTGGAGGTGGTGGTGGAGGATCTGGTATAAATCTAGTTCTTTCATCCTGCACAGAAGTAATAGATAATTCAGGTGTTTCCAGAGTAGTTATAGTAGAAGTTACATCTAATTGTGTTCCTTGTGAATAATAAACTCCGGTAGCATAAGATCCCGTTAAATTTTTAACTTGTATATTAGTTGGATCATCCGATAATTTAAATTGTAAATTTCCAGTTTCAAATTTTTCTGGAGGAAGAATTACAAATGCTTCTAGTGTTCCCTCTGCATTAGACATTAGTCTATTTTTTTGTTGACCACCTAATAATAATTCGGATGATAGTCTGGTTTTAGCTTTAGAAGTTTGACCACTAATTATAAAATCATTACTTATATTTAAAACTTGACTATCACCATCCCAGTTTTCAATATTATCAATTACTAACATAGATGTATTAGCAGTATATCCATTTAAAGATGAATTAGTTTGATTACTAAGAAAATCTGTTGTTTTAATTTCTGATGATGAAAGGAAAGTTCTTGGATCTTGTACGGTTGCCTCAAGATAACGATCTTCATAGAGAAGATCTATCTGATTGCAATACCTAGTACCAGTAACGGTTATTGGTTTTGCTTTATACATTCTTACTTTTTCACCAACAGCAAATCGATTTGAATTTTGACTTACTAAATTTGTAATTACTTTAGGATATACAAATCTTTTTGCATTTGTATCTCCAATAAACAAACCATGTTCTGTTTTTGGTTTTAATGCTTTTGCAGTCAAATTAATAATTTTAGATCTAGTGTATCTTAAATCAGTTACTTCATTAATAGTATCACCAGACTCAAGATCAACATCTAAATTACCAACTTCATATTGAGTTCCGCCTCTAGTATCTGTTATAGATGTTCCACCTCCACCTCGAACACTTCCACCACCACCAGTATTCCAAGAATCCCATACAGTTCCACCTGGAACAACTAAATCAAATAATGTAGAAATACTATCGGTTAAATTAATATTTTGTCCTTCTACTATTTCTCGTTTTGTATCATACCAGATATCTTTTTTTGGTTCTAATTCTATTTCTCCAATATAGGAAAATGATTCAAATGGAGTTACATTTTCAACTCTACTAGCATAAGGTTGTTTTGCATATGAAACTTCTGTATATGGAATTGTTACATAACTACCAGTTTTTTGAGATGTACTTGCAGATACACTAAAATTAAATCCAACGTTATTAACATATGGATATGGTCTCACACAACCAATATTTGTATCTATAGATGCGCTATAATCATAGTTTGCAGTATCAGCTACACTGACAGTTTTAAAATTATCTACAACAAAACCATTTTTGAATCTATTTTTACCATCCTCATCAAGAACATTTAAATTATTTGTGTTTGATTCTAGTAACGTTAATGTAGTATAATCTTCGACGTTAGATAATCTTTTGTCTAACTTTCCAATATCTCTCATTGTATATTGTCTATTGTCCTGAACGATTATTTTAGCATCAAGGACAGATTTTAAATATGGCGGTAATTGAATAGAACCTAATAACATTCCTACTGATGTATCCAATGTTGGTTTTGGATCTATAGAATTAGCACCCTCAACAATTTTTAAATCACCATTTTTAGTAATGTAGATACTATCATTTCTACCAAGATAACTAGTTAAATCACAAGAAAATACTGTTCCTGGAGAAGGGACAGGTTGAGATGTATAAGAATGACCATACACATTAAATACACTCAATCCAGTTGTAGATTCTGTATATGGATTTGCGATGCTTCCAGACTGACCTGCAGAAATAGCTGAATTTGGGGTATAGAATCTAAAGTCTACTATATTTGCCATAGATATGGCATTAGAAGTTTTTGGAATATCTTTATAGGTAAGGTTGCCATAGGATTCAACTGAATAAAACCCATTTGATAAACTACTATGTTTAAAGTAATCAAAAATAACGATCAATCTATTTCTTGGTACTGCTGCACCAGACTTTCTAATTAATTTTGACGGTTTATAAAAATCACTATCATCATTTCTTGAAAAAATAAAATCATCAGTAATATCAATATATCTGCCGTGTAAAGATTGTTTTATAAACAAATCTGTTACAGAAATATTTGTTGTACACTTAATTGGGATTGCTAAATTGTTTCCTATTTGAAATTTAGAATCTTTATATAGTACAAAAACTTTAGACAATCCAGTGTCTATTGATACTATAGTTGCTTTAATATTTAACCCTTCTAAAACATCACCAACTTTTAAATTTAATGATGAATTTAAAATTAATGAATCTAATAGTGGCGCTGCAGTATTTCCACTCTCAACTTTTGTTGATTCACGAATACTATGAATTTTAATTACATCTGAAAATTTTAAAGAAATTTCCTTATCTTGAATTCTTGTTCCATATATTCCACTGTCATTTGCAGTACCATCTTTTATCTTATCAACATTCAAGAAAACAAAAGACTCCTTTTCTTTTATTCTTGGTTTTACCGATCCATCTCTTGTAGAATAATAAACATATACTGAAGTTGATACTTCAGGAACAGTTATTTGGACAACGTTGCCAGTTATTGTAGTTAGGGTGGTGGGTATTGTAACACCAACTGCAGTGGTAATAATTATTGAATTAGTATCAATAATTTCCTCTGGAGCTCCCTGTAAAGTAAACTGACCACTACTATTTGTAGTATATGATGCAGAACTAACTAAAGTATTCAGAATATAATCTTCAGCAAATTTTACTGGTTTATTTGAAAGTCTACTTGTAAATCCACTAGGAGGTGTATATAATTTTGTAACTAATTTTTTAATGTCATAATAAACACCATTGGCAATAGTTGATGCTAAAACAACCGTGTTATCGATGGAACTAGTTATTTCTACATCATTTGTACCAATTCTGAGCTTTGAATCTGCAGAAACTTCATCTGAAAATAATGTTGAAATACCAGTTAGAGTATTACCACCAGATACATTAAATGAAGATCCACTTATCTTAACCGAATCTAATAAAGTATCAACCTCAAAATTACCACCACTTCCGGTATTTTTAATTTTCCTTACATTTTCTAATTTAGTTTTTGAAATAGAAAATATAGTTGGAGATACTGTAGTAAATGTGCTATTTGATATAGACTCTCCCGTGATAAAAGTACCAGTAACTTGTTCCAAAACAAGTGCTACATTACTATTCAATGATTTGACAAAACCAGTTGCCCCAGAAGTATTTCCAGTTACAAAAGATCCAGTTGCAAAATTTGCAGCCTGACTTATTACTATAGTTTGATATAAATTAACTTCAGTAACATATAATTTGCCACTAGTTAATCCAACTGTAATTGCTCTACCGATAGGAGTTACATTATTTACATCATATAAATCTACTTTATTAGGATATTTAACAGATCCTTTTGGAGATCCAATTTTAAAATATGTTCCTATATTTAAAACGGTTCCATTATTATTAATAATATTTGTTGCTCTTGGTTTTGGTACAATTTTAATCTGTGGTCTTTGATTTGTTACTTCAAACCCTTTAACATATGATTTTCCTGCAGACACTTCAACAGCATAATAATCATCACCTAAAATTGAATTTTCTGGAGAATCAGCAGTGTTAGTTTGTATAATAGTTCGTCCATCAAATATTTTATCCCCGTCTGAATAAACACCATTATTTTCACCATCATCCAAAGCTTCTCTCACTTTAAATGTATATGGTCTTACTACGTAATCTCCAGATTCATCAAAAGTTCTTCTTGCTAAATTCTTTTCAAGTTCATTATAAACAGAGTCTTCTGAAAGAGCTGTTAAAGTTGCTTTTCCATTTTCTATACGAAGCAATTCAATAAAATCAGATCCAGTTGAAAAAGTTAAATTTTGTTTTACTAACTTTGGTTCGATTTTTAATCGATCAGCACCTGGGGAAGAGAAATTGCTTTGTCCTAGAGCATTATCAAATAATGTTGAATCATCATCAGAGGTAACTAAACTTTCATTAATTTGTAAACCAATTTTATATGATGGTCTGTTTGTATACTGATCTAGAATAATTTTTTGTGGATTTACTTCCATAAAAAATCCACGAATAAAATAAACTCCAGATGCAATTGTAGCAGAAGATCCAGTATATGAAGTTGCGTTTTGTACAGATGTTACTGCGACAGGAGTTCCAGTCTCATCAGAAAGCACTTCATTATTTTTAAATACATCTAACTGAATACCATTCTCAGTATTTCCTGATGTTTTATATTTTACATATAATGTAATAATTTCTTTTTCAGATTCAATTGCACTTATAGTATCTAAAACTTCTGCTTGAACTCCTGAAGATGCACCAGTAAGAACTTTACCTTTTAAATTAGTTCTGTAATTTTCTACCGATATGCCGTTAATAAGTCCCTGTATAAGAACGGCTTTAAAACTTAAATTATAGCTAATATTCCCTGGGATTACTACAGAACCCTCTTTGAATATATGTTGACCAAACCTTTCAATTTGATTTTGCAGAGTACTCTGCATCGAGTTTAGTTCTCGTGTTTGTACAGAGTATCCTGGTTTAAAGAGAATTTTTTGATAGTTTTTTGAACGATCAAAATCATCAAAGTATGGTGATATTTTGAGATTTGTATCTTGCATTTATAAGACCTTCAGGGATTTCTTTTGATTATTTATTTTAAAATTCTATGACTAATTTAATATCTTCTGTTTGATCAGTAGATCTGTTAACTGGTTTTCTGTTTTCAACGTAAATAATGTTTCCACTATTTTTTTTAATTTCTGGTACAGCATAACCATCGGTAAATGCAACACCAAAAACTGGAGAGTCAGCAGTAACATCGGGTGTTGCCGAAATTAAATTTGATCCACTTCCCTGACTTATCACACGATTTCCACTAAATGGAATTAATTTATACTGAGCAGACAGAGGAGTGGTTTGTAATTTATCAATATATTCATTCTGATAATATCGTAAAACTTTTGTGACAGAATCCCAATGAATTACTCTACCTTTAGCACCAGTAGCAGCCTCTGTAATAATTTCACCAAGTGTAAAATTAACATTAGTTGTAGAAGGAAATTTAATAGCAAAACAAGCAGTAGCTGTATCACTAATTAAATCTGTTGAACCAGAAGCAACTTTTGGATCTGAAATTAATCCAAATCTTCTAAATTGTGAATTTACTGGAATATCACCATCTCCATCTAGAAACTCCAAACTCTTGTTAACCATAACTCTATATCCACCAAGTTCTAATGGTGGATTTGCACCATGTCCACCTGGCGGCGAAATTATTGCAGTAGCAGTTCCGGAAATTGATGTTGGTGATTCTCCTGTTCTTGCAGATGCAAAAGCAGATGTGGTATATGCTTCGTTTAACATAATTTTTGCTCTGGTATAACCAGCACCAATAATTTCTGATATAATTGAACTTATTTCTCCAGAAGAATTAATTGTAACCTTTGCAATAGCATTTGTAGTGCCATCCCCAAGTACTGGACAATACTTTACAGTATTAACAGCATTTCCAGATCCTTTTACATCTACAATATATTGTTCAACTGCACCATCTACTGCAGCTGCAGAAATAGTACTATCTACCTTTACAGGCATAAAGTCACTAGAAACAAATTTAATATAATCAGAAATATTAATTGTATAGAGATATTTCCATCTATAACCATCAGAAAGAGTTTGAATGGAGGTTGCTATACCTGTTGGTTCAACAGTAGATGCTTTAGCCTGTGGGAAATCTTCACTAAAACCATTAAAGATACATTTAAAAACTTGAAAATTGCTATTTACAACATATGATTGTGAATCATACAAATTTGAATGAGCATTTAATGATGGGTTTGAACTAGTATAGTCATTCCTATACATATCATATTTTACATTTGGTACATAAGTAATCCTTTTAATCACTTTAGAAACATCAGTACTATTAATTCTTTTAACAGCAATCATATCATCATATATTTCATTAGAATCATTAAAAGAATCCTGAACATCAGGAGGTGCTTGGTCAGTAGTACCAGGAGACCATGGAGACTGACTATATTTTTCTAATGGCCAACTTTGAGATCTACCTATAAATAAATAAATTTTACTTCTATATGCTTGAGCTGCAGCAGAAGAATCTGCTTCTGCATTATTACTATTATTAAAAGGTTCTGCAAGAGATTCAATAAATTGCTCTGCAGCAAAAACCCTAAAATTATCAGTGACTAGTGAAGGCATTATTCTTCCGCTTTTTTATTTTATACTTTTATTTATCAGAGATAATTGTCAAAATATACGAGAGTATATGTCGATGCATTATCCGGAGACTCAATTTGGGCACTATGAGAAACTGCAGTAGTACCCGATGCACCTCTTGTACAACCAAGAAGGTTTGCAGTTCCTGTGGTATCAGATAATTCGGTATATTCAATAATTTCTGATGTTACAACTCCACCAGAAGTATGATATAAAATCACTCTATTTGTATCATAACCAGTACCACTATTTACAACATCAACTGCAGTTATTGTGCCGCTACCATTTATTGTACCTCGTAAGATACATCCGGTACCACCACCTCCAGTTAATGTAATACTAAAGTCCTTATCCTGATAATTTGCGCCACCACTAATAATTTCAACCTTTCTTATCTCTCCATTGGAAATATGAGGTCTTAATACTGCTTCTGACCCACCACCGTTATAACCAGCAACTGTAATCGTTGGCGTATTTGCAGTTAAACCGGAAACATTATCAAGTGCAACTGTTTCCACTGATGCATTTATATCAGCGTCAAGTTTAGTTGCACGTCTAAGTTCTGTACTATGTAGTGGCAATTCTTTATAAACAGAAGCTTGTACAGTTGCATAAACATCATGTTGATTTTGAATATTTTCACCTGGATATATTACATCTGATGGAGTAACAATACCTCCTTGAACCACATTAGTTGTGGCATTAAATGATGCAGTATTTCCAGTACCAACTGTTCTTAAAATAACTGAATCTGTATAATTTAAACCATTAGATGCGACTGTAACTGTAGAAAGTCTCCCGTTAGAAGGAGTTGATGTACCAACAAACCCGCTTGGTGTTGTATCTGTGTAACTATTGGTAATCAATAGATCTGGGGATTTGATAGATGTCACTGTTCTTGGTGAAATTTCTCCATCAATGTATATTTTGTCCCCTACAGAAACTTCGTATAATCTAGAAGTAGTCTTAATGTCATTAGCATTACCACGGAAATCTAACAACACAAGTTTAGTAAATGACACACTACTTTCAAAGATAATTTTATCATGTCTAATAATGTAGTCATATAAAGGACTTTGTACATTTCCGTCCATAATCACCATAATTTGATTTTCTAGTTTCCTTGGACGATCTATATCATTATTTGCATAATATACTGCAGATCCTTTAGTGATACTAAATGTAGTTCCACTTCCACTTGAAATTGTATCAAGTTTATCAAACATACCAACAACCCTTACAGATATAATATCAGAAGATGATGGAGCAGTTGTGAGTGATATCTGACTCTTAATACTACCAGTTAATGTATAATCAACTCCCGGATCTAATATACTACCATTTTTAACAACAATTATTCCAGTTTCGTGTGGAATATTATCATTACTTGTAGTTCCAATTGGAACAAAGTTTTCTTGTACGTTTCCAATAATTACAGATCTTGATTTAGCAGAAACAAACGTGTGTATGTAATTACCACCAGTAATAATAGAATTAGCAAGTCCACTAACAAAAGTATGTGGCGCTTTTTCTGATGATGGTCCTACATTTATTGTTATTGTACCAGCAGTGGTGTCAATATCAGTAATATTTAATGGGGTGTCATGTCTATCACGTTTTTTCTTTAATGAATTTGTAACTGCACTTACAAAATTATGTGTATATTGTTCTCCAGCTGGTGATATACCAACATTCATATCAAATGTATTTGTAGTTACATTACTTATTTGAATAAATTTACCACTTATAGGATCTGTTGAACGAGGGTAGGAATGATTAGTAGCATTACTATCTTTTGTACAAGTAAATGTAAGTGCATTGTCTTCTAACTTGACCCAATCATCATTAATCCAACCATGTTCAGATAGATCTATAGTTAAAATGCCGGTAGATGAATCATAGGATGCACTTTCTGGTGTACGACTATCAATAATTGCTCTTGGATGAGAAAGTTGTGTTCCCGAATATTTTCCTGGTGCAGACGTACATGAAAATGTAACTGCACCAGTTGCCAACTTAATTTTAGTACCGACTGTCAGAGCGGCCGCGCCACTCGTCCCAATGTCTAATACTAGATTGCCAGTTGTTGTATTATACGTGGTATTAACACCAGGAGTATAATTTACTATTGGAGAAGCTCCAATCGGCAATGTTAATGTATTAGTGGTAACAGAAGATATTGTAATGTTATTATCATAACTTGGATCACTAGTTCTCGGATAAGATTTAGTTCTATAGTTATTGTCCATAGAACAAGTAAAGTTTAATGAATTTGCCGCAATTTTTACGGTAGTTCCTTGTGTCAATCCATGATTTGGTATTGTCAGTACAAGATTACCTGAAGATGCAGTATAAGTTGCACTGGTAGGGGTCAAGAACTTTTGACCATCCATTAAGTTAAACTTGGTATTAGATCCGTTGAAGATATTGTTAATTGGATCTAGTAGTTTAAATAATCCATCAAATTTAATTGCAAATAGATTTCCCGTTGTATGAGCACTACTTAATGTAATAGATGAATTGCTGTTCCAGGTAAAATCTCCAAGTTCTTCAAATTTAAATTCATTATTGGAGAAGACAACTACATTTGATTTTTCTGTGGTTTCTGAATTACTAATAGTATATGTGTTTCCAGAAGTATTGGTAAGTGTACTATGTACCATACCATCAGATCTAATTAATAAAATATTATCAGTGTGTAATGGTGCAGTTACAAACGTTATGTCTGAAATACCAGCAACTGTATAATCAGCAGTTTTTTGAAGTACAATACCATTTTTAACAACCAATATGTCATCTGGTTGAATTATAGGATCAACTACATCTTGACCATTTTCAAGAACTCTAAATGTAGTTTTAGTTCCATCCTGACACTCCTCTAAATCATTAATTAGAGTTGTATTAGCATGTTTCATGACAAACACATTTTGTGGATTATAACCATCGCTATGTGTTAAAATTATTGCTCTATATGCATTAGCAGTACCGGTTTCAAATACCCAATCACCCCTCTGGGCAAATCTAGGAACACCATCTGCATAAACTACGTAATCATTAATATCGAGTGGATCAGCAGTTGCACTTCCAGATGCCCAACCTATTCTGGTTGTACTACTAGTTTCTAGTATAATAGAATCGATAGTTACAACTGAAGAATTATGAGTGTAAAGAATCCATATATCATCACCGGCATTTGGGGCAGTTTGAAAAGATATTGTGTTTCCAGGACTTGATGGAATATTATAATCCTCAAATGCTGTTGTTCCGGGACTTTGTATAGCACCGTTTCTAACTACAAATATATCATCGATATCTGGAGGAGTGAATGCAGTTCCGCCACTGTGCGTTAAATTAAATGTCGAAGTGGATCCATTAAATCCAGTTAGGTCATCTAACAATAGATTTTGAGTTGCGCCAGCCTGAGACACATATGCAAAGATTAAACCAGATTCTTCTTTAGTTGGCGCCGTTGTAAATCTAATAATTTTATTATTAACTAGAGTAAAATCTGTACCTGGTTTTTGATATACACCGTTTCTAACAATAAAGATATGATTTATGTTATTCCAAATAACTGACCCTCTTGAGGCGCCAGGAAGAGTTATTGGGAAGTCTGTTATAACTCCATCAGCGCACACAAAATCGTCTAGAACAACGTTGTTTGAGTAGTCAGGTAACAATTGTCTATTGAAGTGGGTTAAAACTATAGAATCGGAGGAAGTTGGTGCATCTACAAAAGTAATTTTGTTATCAGTTATACTATGTTGTGAAGAATCTGGAGTTAGTAGTTTTCCATTCTTGATAGTAAAGATATCACCAACATTTTTTGAGTAGATTGGAACACCAGCGTCAGAAACACTAAATGTTCTTCTAGAACCATCCTGTTTCGTAAAGAGTCTATCTAATACACTTCCGTTTTCATTAGATACATTTGAGATATAAGTACTTTCATAATCAAGAATAGTACACTTAACGGATGCAGCATAAGCAGTATTGAATGTTATTGTAGAACCAGAAACTGCATATTCTGTATAGTCTAAAACATGTTTAGTACCACTAATATTACTTTGAATAATAAGACTCTCTTCTCCATTTTGAGGAGTATAAGTTTGACCATTTCTTTTTAAAATAAATGATTTAGTGGATCCATCAAATGTTAATGGATCTAATATCTCAACATAACTTTTAGAGTATCTTGGTGTTGTAGATGTAAATTTACTATCAAAACCCGTTACAGTAGTGCTATTTTCCGGTACAACTGTTCCAGTAATTTGCTTCTTTCTTATTTCATAGATAGAATCTGGTTTTTTGACTCCATTAGATTCTATATCTTGGGTAAATCTTTTGGTTATGCAATCCATAACCGCAAATGGTCTAGTAGAAGACAAAGTTGAAGAATCTATTTTCGAACAAGTAACTGTTTCATTAATTTCCCAACCAAATATACTTTCATTACCAGATAAATTAACAGGTTCTGAAAATGTTATGGTATTACCAGAAAGATTAAAATCTGTTAGTAACTGAGTTTGACCAACAGTATTTGCAAATATAAGTAAGTTGCAATGGTCTGATGGAGTATAATTTAATGTATAAACAGTTCCAGCTGTAACTTCCGTAAATGTTAGCTTGCGTAAATTATCATGTTGAAGTGCAACTATGCTACCTTCGTAACCAACTGCAGAAGTTAACGTAATACTATTATCTGATATAGTACCGTAACTGGATGGATTTTGAACTGCACCACCAATAGAAATTATAAATTGCTCAGAATTAACATCATTTAATACAACACCAACTTCATTATTTGTAAACGAAAAAGTTGTACTAGTTGAAGAAAGACTTTGTGTATTTAATTTTATAAATTTACTTTGTAATTTATACCAGGCAATTTCATCATTAGCAGAAATATCAAATCTTGGAATAAAACTTTGGTCACCAGCAAAATTAGTTGATATTTCATATGATTCAAATGGTTCTTGTAAAATACCATTTACAGTAACTATAGATTTAAATGTTCCCTCATTAAAACCTTTAAGGTATTGTAATGAAACATCTACAACAGCTTCATTCACCACAAATTTTATGGCGTTTCTTAATAATATTTCTACAAACGTTTCACTAACACTAATAACCTCACCAATAGCTGTAGAATTAACACCAAAATAATAATTTCCAACTGTGAAGACACTAGTGTCAATAAATGCAAGTTTTTGTTTTTGACAATTAGCTAAATTTACAGATAAATCAATTTTATTAAAAAATTTAGTTCCAAAGTTAACATTACTTTTAAAAATATTTTGTTGGTTTTTAAATACTGATTTTCTTCTGCGTATTTGTTTTTTACCAAACTGTTTAAATCCAGCTGGGTGGGTAAGAATATTTTGATCTTTTTTCCATTCACTAGTATCTCTAGATGATGTAATTGAATATGACCAATCTTGATAATAATTACTATCTGTTAATTTTTGCAATACCTCACTAGTGTTACCACTAATATCAGATCTAGTTGTATTCATTGTTGTAGATGGACTTACTTTTGCATAGGCTTTAGTTCGTCTAATACTTATAATTTTTCCGTATGGTTTTCCCTTTAAATATACAATTTGATTTTCTTTAAATTGACCAGTAACTTCATCATATTCTAATACTGATGTAAAATCATCATAGTATTTTACACTCCCCGTCACTCCAATCGGGAAAAGAATAGAATTTACATCTCCAGTTAATTCTTGACCCTCTGGTACATGTTTTCTTCTAATTTTTGCTTTGAATGTAGCACCAGAACCATTTAAAGAAGAAACAGTTATAGTAGGCAACTTACTAAAATTCATACCTCCGTCAATAACTTTTAATGAGGTTATATTTCCAACGCTTACAGTTGCTTTTATTTTTGCTTTAGTAGAAGATCCATCAACTAAAATTGTTACAACATTATCATAATTTTTACCACCATTTAAAATTTCTACATCATAAATTTCAAAGTTATTAATTATTTTAGCAGTAGCTGGTATATTCAGATAATAGTTTACATTATTATTAGATGTAAATGAGGTTCCGATAGAATCATAATGAATCCTCTTTATTTTACCAATAGTACTAGAATTAGTTTGTATTATTGCAGTTCCATCTCCAGCTTCATCCGAAGTGGTTCCTTTTTTAATAATACCACTAATTGTTGGTAGTTTTCTATAATTATTACCAGTATTAGTAATAATCACTTCTTCAATTGGGCCAGAAGGTCCAAATGACTGAGAAGCATATTTTAGATTTCTATTTTCATATAATTTAGTGCTTTCTAGATATTGTACAGTAAATTGTTTTTTTGATTTGTCTATATCAATTACATTATAAGAACCACTATAACCATTAATTTTATCAATTTGATAAATGGTTTCAACAGTTCCTTTTGTTGCATGAACATATGTTATATGTAAATAAATTCTATTAGGAACTTTATTCATATCAAGCCTAACAGTGTCTGTAGGTGAAGAAATTAATGTAAAATATTCATTTATAGATTCAATGTCATATGTTAATTTAGTTGTACTACCTACCGGAAGTTTTAATTCATATTTAAATTTTGAATTTAGAGTAATTGAATAAATTAGTTTATCTTTTAGAGATTCAATTGTTGGACCTCTCCTATTTGCAAAAGATCGCCCGTTAGCTACTTGAGAATTGATTACAGATCCAACTTTAACAGTACCTATAGAAACTTCTACATTATCTAGTTTTTTTATGTTTGAACTTGGATCAGTTCCACTATCAGGTAAGAAAATTGGTGAACTAACATAATCTAACTCGGTAGTATCATAATTAAATTCTATTAAGTCTCCGATACTTAGTTCATTTTGAGTAATTGTCTCAAACGTAACTGTTTTAAAATCACTTGTTTTTTTAATCGCTGGACCCAAGACCAGAAATTTACCGCCAACTTTAGATATAAATCCAGAAAATCCAGATCCAAAAGTTTTTGAATTATTTACATCTAATGTGTCACCAACTTTATAACCATTTCCTTTATTTTCTATAATTATAGCATCAATCGTTCCACCAGAAACAGATGAAGTTCCTGCTACAGATATAATTTTATCAGTATTTTCTTTTGGATAATTTATATTTTCATCTAATCCATCAAACCATTTTTCTCCAGATGGAATCGTTCCAAAATATTTTGTATCACCAGTAGATACAACTTCAGGAACTTTTTTCTCAAATGCTCTAACAAATGATTTTGGAATTGTATCATTCGTTCTACATCTATTATTCATATAATCATCATACTCAGATGCAAATGTATCACCAATAAAATATGGGAATCCATTAAAATCAATATTTTGGGATGTATCGATTATAGTATTTGTAATTGGATCATATGATTTTTTAGTTGTGATATAAATGTATCTTCCCTCTGGAAATTCTGGTGTGATACAGAATCTACCATTATGAGTATCTAAAGCATCGTCATCACCCTCAACATATTCATAATCTTCTATGAAAGATCCAATTGGATAATCTATAATAGAAGGGCCACCAACCCTACTAACATAATATGTTGTACTACCAATAAGGTATGATGTTTCATTAATACTATTTGAACTTGTAGAGTACTTTAACTTGTATTGAGACACTGCCTCAACTAAAGGATTATTTGCACCCACTGGTTCATTCCTATTAGTTAATACTTTAGTACCATCAAATATAGGAATTCCATCATAAGAAACTGCATATGCTAAGGAATGAAGTGATTCATTATCAATGGCGTCAACTCCAGTAATTCCCAAAAGTTGTGCATCAGTTAAATTTGGTACAGTTACTCCTATAGCAGTTGCAAGTTTATTTAAAAGATAATCCGGCGCAGAATTTCTAATTTGACGAGCTGCTAATTTATAAGATGGTTTTAATAAGAAATATTGTTTTTGTTCTAAATCTTTTGGAAAATCATTTTTATAGTCAATTAGTTTAAACGACTGAGGATTAGATGTAGTTGGAGTTGCATCAGCAGAATCAAACACATACCCACCATAATTATCAATACGATCAAGATTTTTTAATTGACGAACTAAATTAAATGTCCATTCTTTTAAAAGAGTTGTAATTACACCACCACCTCCAGATGGAATAATTTTAATCTCAGGATTCGAAGTATATCCGCTACCAGAATTAATAACATCAAACTTTTGTATTTCACCATTCGTTGTTACTATTGCTCTAATAACAGCATCTTTACCGTCTCCTATAACTTCTATTGTAGGTGACGAATAATAATATTCTCCAGGATTAGATACTACAACTGAGGATACTTTTCCATCATCAATGAAAGCAACTCCCTCGCCATTTCTACCATCAATTATATCTACTGTAGGAGATTTTTGGAATGTATTAGTTGTTAATGAAGGATAATTATCAGTATTTGCATATGAAATATTATAATTTTCATTATCATAGTCATAGTATGAAACAAGCGGTCCACTCATTTCAATAAATTTAGTTAAATTTTTACTAAAAGGAACTTCAAAATCTGACTTCCCCCCACCCTTTATTATAATTTTTGGAAGGTTTATATATCCCTTTCCAAATTTTCTTATAATAATATTATCAATATTTCCATCACTATAACTTAACTCTAGCAAAGATTCTTCAAATCCAGTAAAAGGATTTTTAATTGGTGATTCAAATCTAAAAGTTACATTTGTAAGGGAAACAGGTATTTCCGAAGTTGTATTAGTATAATTTGGTTTTAATGATACTTTACCATCATTTAACAATGCCTGTGATTTTGTTTTATATAAAGAAAATTTATTATTTGCAAATACTCTGACAAAATATTCAGTATTTGATATTAATGATTGGAAATAATTACTATCACTAATAAATTTAACTTTGTCTAAAGTTTTTAGACCATGAGAATTTTTAGTTATAACATTATCTGTAATATTAAATCCTGGATAAGTATTACCTGTTGAAGAAATATTTGTATAATTAATTACTAGTTGTGGATTTTGATTAACAACTTCAATTGTAGGTTGTTCTGTAAATCCAATTAAGTCTGATTGATATTCAGAAAATAATTCGGCAAAATTAATTTTTGTTATACTACCAGAAATTCTAGTTAAATTATTTGAATTGTTAATGAGTTGTGTGGTAGTACCTTCTGTTAACAGAAGAAGTGGATTCTTGGAAGTATCTATAGAAGTTGCAATTCCACCAGTTTGAGAATACGAAATACCATACTGACCACCAATAATAGAAAATGCATTGATGTAACCATAATTTACAGTATTGCCTTTATAAGAATTTAATTGAATAGCATCTACTTGCAATCCAAGAGTTTTTTTAGTTTTTCTATTTGAAGATAACTGTCTTGGTGGACTGTAAAGAATAGCTTCTTTTAACCATCTACAAACATTTTTTTGATTTTTAAAACTTACCTTTTTTAAATCATTTGCTGGAATATCCTGTCCTATAGTTGGATATGAAATAATATCTTGCCACCAAGGAGGTATACATGATGTAGCAATATAGACATACTCATTATAATCATAATGAGTATTAAATCCACTCAATGATAGATATGATGGCAATCTAGTATCATCTACAATATTTCTATTTCTATTATAATTTGAACTTAAAACTAAAGCAAGTCGGTCAGATCTGTCTGCTGCTAGCTCATTATCTAATTTAAAATTGTAAACATTAATATTTGGATCATCAAGTTTAGCAAATTGATATTTTGTTAAACTATTTAAAGATCCACTTTGTTCGATAATAACATCACCAGGTAATCCAAATAACCTAAATTTTGGATTTACAATTGATGAGTCATTAAAATTAATATAGAAAGAATGATCATATCTATTAGTATCATAATATCTCCACAAAACTCCACCATCAGAAACTACTCCCGTTGTATGAGATGGAGCAGTTGTACCAGTTGTGCCACCAAGAGTAGAAATATAAAGATTATCATTGTAAAATTTATATTGATTTGCAACAATTTCTACATTAGATGCCCACTCATCTTGAGTATCTATTAACTTATATCTACCAAATGAAATAACTTCATCTTCAATATTAAGTGAAAGTGGGTTGAGTGAACTATCAGAAAGTTTACACCCATAAAATTGCTGAGCAGTTCTTGTTTTGTATGTTATTTCAGATCCAGAAATTGATAAGATTCCATTAGTTACAGGAAATCCAGAAGCTTCATCAACTGTAATCACAGTTTCTGTGTTACTATTAACACTAACTGATCTTGTAACTATAGTAGATGGTTGTAAGTAAATATCATTTATATCACTATTTGAACTAATCTCAAACTCAAACATATCATCCGATAAAGGAGTTCTGTTATCAATTTCAATACTTACTCCTTTTACACCAAATAATTTATCACTATTTTGAGTCAGCGAAAAAGCATCTGGTAAAGTATCTCCTGGCAGTAATTGTCCTTCGAATAATTTTGATCTAATAATCCTTCTAGTAAAAGATTGTGTATTTGAAGTTTTAAAAGTATATTCTCTAGGAAATTCAATTTCCTGATTCTCACTAAGAATTTCTACACCTTGTCTAGTCTTAAATTCTATACTAGGGATAGCAGAAATAAAAGCTCTAGGTTTTTCTCCGCTGGTAGAATATATTTCTTGCCCTTGTCTAAAAGTACCGATTATATCATATAAAATTATAGTTTCTTGTTTAGGGTCATAATACTCAACTCTACCAACTCCTGTAGCATCAATATTTGTTACAATTTGATCTTCATCAAATTTTCTTGGTCTTATAAGTGTAGTGATTGGACCAATATAACCTATACCAACATCTTCCACATTAACATCAAGTATACCGTTTTTAATGGTATCACTACCATCTACATAATTACCAATTGATGATACTTTAACAACTGCTGTTTTATTTTTTCTTAATTTCGTATTTATATCTACACTACCAGTTCCTGTTCCATAAACTTCAATAATAGGACTATTAATTAATTCTCCATTAACTATTCTATTATCGTATCCATTACCTTTACTTTTAATGAATCCTGAACCAGATCCATCAAAAAAATCTGATGGATCTGGAATTTCACCATTAAAATTTGGTATATCTAATTTGGCTCCAGAACCTCGATTATTTAGTTTTACATCAAATCTTCTATCATTAAATAAAATTCGAAATAATACTCTATGAGAATTTAAACTACCTTTTGAAGAATAAAAAGATTTAATTTTTTTTAAAAATTCACCAACATCCAAAGATTCATCAAGAACTTCTGGTATCAATACACCTAGTTCAGATTTAATTCTACTAAAAAATTCATTAGAATAATTAAAAGCAATATTATAAACTTTTGATCTTACTACATGATTTATTTTTGTAGATTTTTGTAATGAAATATATGATTTAGGAACATTACTTAATACTAAAGCGCTAGTTCCTCTAACACAATCAACAAAACTATTGATAGTTTTTGATTTGTAAAAAATTATCTCATCATCAATTTTAATATATCCTCTATTTGGATATCCTATTGTACTTTTAACATTGATTGTAGTGTCACTATCACTAATTAAAGAAGTTAACTCTACACTTTCAACTAACCTATTTGGTCTGTAATACGTTACATTATAGTAATCTAATAAATTTGCAGCAATATCAAACGGACCATATTTACCTTCTTGTGACTCGTAATAAGAAGATAAAAAATTTATAAATTCAGGATTGTTTTCCTGAACATGTTGAGGGAATTGATTCTTAATTAATGTAGAAACAATTGAACTTTTTTCTTCTAAGTATCTCATGAGCACAAGAATGGATTTGTTTCTGGAGTATAATCTTCGATATCACCAATATCATTAGGATCCTTGATAATAGGATCGTCAGAATCTTCGCCGCCTGGATCCCCTGGTGTAATTCCTGGTATAGTTGGTATTACTACTGTTCCACCCCCTGGACCTTCAGTTATTAATGGTGGTGGGTCACTAACAACGTTTGGATCACCAGTAGTGGTAGTATCAGAAATATCTGGTAAAGATCCGCCTCCTGGATCTAAAATACCCGTAATATCATCTGGATTAGGATTAGGATATATTAATATATCTTCAATTTCAATGTCTGGGACTACATCTTCATCGACGACAATATCTAGAACTTCAGGGACTACTAGTATATTTATGTCTTGTGGTGAGCCATCACATGCTTCTACTGTATAATTTAAAACACCAGTTTCTATATCTATAGACCCAATAACATCAAGGACAACTCCATCACTAGTAATTAAATATAAATTTAGGTCAACAGAACAATCAGCAATTAGTTCACTTGTTTTTGCACCTATAAAAACTGGACTTGCAATACCTTTATGACAGAAAAATTCCGATATTGCATAATACTCACCTGCAATATCTGATTTTAATTTTGTATAAAAATCTGTTATATAATTTTTTAATTGACCAGGTAGTAATTGAACCGCTTGTTTTAGATACAATTCAGAACCAACAAACAAAATTGCAGGATCTAAAGATTTTATACCACACCTCATTGTTAAATCTGAAAAAGACCCGCCAAATTTGTTGAAATCTGCAGTTTTTAAATATTCAGTAATAAAGTTATTTACTAATGTTTTTAATTCATTTTCTCTATTTCTAGTCTTTGACGTATCATATACTATTTTAGGTGTTATTACAAAAGTAATTCCCCTAGCATCTTTTATTTCTACTGCAATTGATCCAACTTTATATTTTATTAATTCTCTACCAATTCTAGATTTTTCACTTTCACTAACTTTTTCACCAATAGTTGGTTTTATTATAATAACTACTTTACCAAATTGCGGTTGGTTTAAAGATTCTCCAGAAATAACTTTTACTAAACCTGTATTTGCATAAATTTTAGTAATTAATGATTCATAATCTGATAAAGTAACTGCTCTATCTTGTGCAGCATAAGCTCGTGGAGCTCTATATTTTATAGATCTAGCTGTTTCAAAAGAAGAACCACCATCTGATTTTGGTGTTGTATTAGAAATAGAAAATGTTATTAGGTTATATGGTAGAGTTACAGCTGTATTAACACCAGCATCAGAATTAATACCCTCTAATCTACCAACAAATTTAAAACTACTCCCAGATATTGCATTTGCTTCACCACCATTTGTTATAATGTATTTAATTTTTACTATCTCACCATTTCTTAATTTTCTACCTAGTACATCATCTCCAAAAACAACTTCATATTTTTGGTCTTGTACTTCTTCAACAAAAAATACAGTATCAGAATTTGAAACATCGACAATGGTATCTTTTCTAGTATAGAATACTTCTTGACTATTTTCTGGATCCGAAATTACTGATACTTTAATAGTTTCTGAGTCTATAAAGTTATTTGGTATAAAAAATCTTTGATGCTCATTAGATTCGTCTACAGTATAAGAAATAACAAATTCTGTACCTTCAAATAGTTCGATTTCATTAAATTGAACAGATGTTCTATTTTTTACACTCACATCTAAATCATCAGTGGCAACAAACGTATAATTTTTGTTGTTTGAAGATGCATTTAAAACAGATCCTTTTTTTAATCTAATAATATCATACTTACTAATTCCATTGTTACTTGCAGAAGAATCAGAAGCGGTTATATTTAATTTTATTTTTGATGATGTATATGAAGATGGAGTATAACCTAATCTTTTTGATATAGAAACTATATTATCACGCAATACAGCTGTATCTAAATTTAATTCATTAGAAGCCATATTTACATTATATGTTGTATATAATGTGTTATACGACAAGATGTCAACTAACATTGACATGTTAGATCCCTCAAAGTCGTAACCTTGAAAATCTGTATTATTTTTTATGAAATTTTTTATAGAGTCTCTTATTTCCTCAAACTCTAAAGCTGATACTACTGGTAATTCCATTTATTTAACTTTCTCTAACTAGGATAAAAGATAAGTTTTGAACTTCTGGTGGAAGTCCTACGATTAAATATTCAATGTTAACATCAAAAAAATGATTAGAATCATTAACATCTACATTAATTTCTTCTAAAATTATTCTAGATTCATATAAACCTAAAACTTGTTCAATTTGTTCGATTAATTCATTTGCGGCAACACTTGTATTTAGCTCAAATAGATATGAAGTTATGTCAGTACCAAGGTCTGGGTTAAAAAGTCTCTCATTTAGTTTTGTTAAAACTAAATTTTTTACTGACTGTTTTATTGCCTCCTCATTTTTTAATACGACAATGTCCCCAGTAATAGGGTGTTTAGTGAAGTTAAAACTAAGATCTTTGAAAGATCTAGATACTTTACCTAAAAACTCATTACTTAGGGACCTTTTATTGGCTATAGAACCAAGGTACTGAGACATTATAGCATAAATTTTACCGTTATACTATGTATATCAGTTATTGGCCAATTTTTTACGAAAATCATCTTCCCGCATAATTGATGTTTTGACACTCTTTAAATATTTGTCTGATTTAGGATTCGTAATTAAAACTACAGTACCAAATTGATCACTCATTATAGATGGGATATAATCTGGATTTGGAGAATTTGCCATGTTAGGTACGATAGTGTTTAAATTTTACAATTATTTATTTTCCTTGTCCTCTATATGCTTTTTTAGCGTTATTACGAGATGTAGAAGCATATTTGGTGTTTTTACCCTGACCCTGGCGAGTCAGTTTAGGTTTGGCTTCGATAAAGAGACCACCAGACAGTCCAGTTTTTGATTTTGCCATATAAGTTAGATAACTTTTAGTATTTTAAACGAAAAAGGGTCAAATGTCAATGTAAAACGTTGGGAGTTCCGCCTAATCTTATGTGAAAACACGTATCAAAGTTTCCAACAGCGTTAGTTGGACCACCATTACTTAAATTTCTAAAATTTCCAGGACCCGTAACAGCAAAGTGAATGGGTTTAGAGTCATGAGGGGACACAACGTCTCCTGTAGTCGCTACTGCGCGTCCTCCAGCGAGTATATTGGGACACTTGGTACTGATAATAAAACCACCACCGCTATTAGGATCTCCAATATTTGAAATTGGTCTTGCCATGTTAGTATTTTAGTGAAAAAGCTGAATGTTGAGCGATACTAAATCCTTTGTCATAACTACTTATAACAGCTTCTTTAGGAATTTTTATCAGTCCTCTTAGTGTAGGTTCATCTGGTGTTTCATCAGGACACGTACCAAACACAATAACAGTACCAGTTCCAACACCGTCATTGGTTGCAGTAAATATATCTCCTACAGATGGATTTCTTCCAGCACCAATCCTTCTCCAATTACTAGATCCTAAGGTTGCAATCTTATATCTAACACCTGATTCAATAGATTCTATAGATATAGTATCTTCAAACGTAGAAGTTGTACCAAACCTACCTCTCTCAATGTTATCAAATGATGTTTCTGTTTTTGAACCGTAGTAAATAATTTCTTCTCCACTGTAAGTGTAGTATCCATTATTATTACCAGATTCTAAAGAAACAATTTTTTTAATGTATTTTGGAATAATTAGATAACCCGATGATAAAAATTCTGATGTTGATTGTACAAATATAGAACTATTATCGGTTCCTACATTTTTAGTGAGTGTTGTTGTTATTGGGATGTCAACATAAGGATTACCTTTGTTCTCAATAGTTTCACCAATAAGTTCTGAATGTTCTTGTAGTCTAAACTCAAGAATTTTATGAAAATCTTGTTGATAATTTATCGCTGGTTCCCAAATAATTGCTGGATATATTACATTAGTAGGTGCAGTTAACATATTAGTTTTATAATTTTCATCAGCATCTTTTGGTCTCTCCAAATAAAGTAGATCTCTCAGGTCAGTTTTAGCGTAAGCATCAGCATGATTACCACCCGGAGGTAAAGAAACATTTGTAGATATTGTATATACGTTTGGAAAAGCATCTCTAGTAAAGAACTGTGCGTTTCGTTTAGCATTTGGATCCGATAAAGCTACCCATTGAATAGAATATGTTGTTGTTGTGGTATTATCACCACCACCAGTATTAACAGTAACCGGTGCTGAGACAGCACCAGCACTAGTTGTGATATTACCTACATGACCACCAGAATTATTTACAGTTACACTCATACTGGTTGTTAAAGCACCTCCAGGAGTAGAAATACTAATCGGCCATGTCTGTCCGTTATTACTTGCAGTCCATGTTGGTTTAGATCTAATAATTATCTTTGGTTGATTAATAGTTGTTTGTGGATCTAAATCTAAGACAGGATTTAGATACTTATCATCAGTAACAAGCAAATCATTACAAAAATATCCTACCCTGTCGGTTTTTGGTGGAAGATCTCTAAAACTTGTTGATGTAAACATTCTACCTGATTGATCTTCTCCTACAATTTGTGGAGGTAGATCTTGAATTCTAACAGTTGGTCTTGCATCTTCTACAAGTTTATATCCATCACGAAGATCACCTATTAATTTGTCAAATTTTTCTTTATATAATTGTGGTAAAACATAACTACTATCAATACTTTGTTGTGTTAAAATTTCATTCTGTACACTACAAACATCTGTAATAGTTTCTGACAAAGTATTGGTATTAGTTTGTAAAGCTTTTTGTTCCTCAATAGGATCATACATGCTATAGTAATTTGGTTTAATATCATCTCTACAAATATCATCAAATACAGCTAATGCTTTTTTATTAAGTGTTTTTACGATATTAGAAATAATTATAAAAATTTTATATCTATCTTCAGCATTTGCTGTTTGATCTGAAACTAATTTATTAAATTCCTGTTGTACTAAATGTATAGTAGTTTGATCAATCGGTGAATATGTAAATGAATAATAAATTGAACTAACAGCATATGCAAAATTTGTTGCAGGACTTGTAAGAAAATACTGACTTTCTGTTCTAGAATTATCATCCCATATAACAGTTCCTAATGTATATTCACCATACTGATCACTATCAATTTCCTTTTCGCAGGCAAAATTAGAACCATAGAAAACAGGTTGGTATTCAATCTCATGTTTTACTTCACTAAACCATGTTCCAACAACAGCAGATCTGTTTGTAATTCCTCTACCTGCTTTTACTTCAATTTCACATTCATTTATACCGTTTCTTGTAACAGTATACTTAGTATCTACTGAAAAATTACTACTACCTGATAGAGTAGCATAACATAGTGTATGTTTACTTACACGATTACACTGATCATCAATAAATCTTACATTTTTTAGTTTCTTATTTTTTAATGTATCTGAGATATAAACAATATTTTTAATGTAATCTACACCAGTTACAGTTGTAGTTTTATTCTTAATAGCGTTGCCTTGGACACTCATTCCTTTAATAATATCTGTGGCATCACTAAGTCTTAACCATGATCTAGTTCTTTTATAATCTAACTCATCTAAGTTTTGCGATGTTCCATTTGCATTATTTAATGCAAGAAAATTTAATTGAGTGATTTCAGGATTTTCTACACCCTTTTTTGGTTGTTTAGAAACAGTTCTACTAAGTGCTACTTCTTCAACATAGTTAATAACATTAGTTACTTCCGCCCCATTAACAGTATCACCAATACTAATAACATCAACTGCGCCAGTCTCACTACCACCAGTAGATACAGTCCAGTTACGTGCAAAGGTATTAGAACCATCTTCAGTATCAAACCATACTTTAACTCTTCTATTTCCAATTTGTTCTAATTTGGATAAAAACATTCTCTCCCGAGTAACGCCTGAAGCAGTTTTTTTCTCGTTAAAATTAATTTTTATGTGTGATGTGTTAATAATGGTTTTGGGAAAAGTTATAACGTAATGTTTTCTATTTCGTGAATTATCCGATCCACCTTTATCATTTCTATTTCTTGCCTCAACTGTAATATCACTCCCGGATTCATTAAAACTATTATCTTCATTAGTATTATCATTAAAGTTATGAGTAATAGTAGAAGTATAAATTGCTATATCTGGTACGTAATTAAAGAAGATCGCGTTTGAATTACCATCGCCATAATAAATGATTGGATCACCAAGTTTATCTCTGATACCTTGATCTTTATTTTGTAACTTACCTGTAGTAGGATCAAATGTTAATTGATTGTAATTCCAAACCTTATCACCTTTTATACTACCAGCTTCTGGATTTGGTTGATATATTTTAGCAATTACATCAGCTAGTGTAAAATTAACATTATAATATTGTTCTTGAGGCAACAACGTATAAGTTGTTTTTGTTTTACTACAAGATGATCCATCACCTGCTCCTGGTTCGCTTTCTGCAGTACCAGTACTTGCAGTTTCTACTTCAGTTAATTGAAGAAATCCCCCAACTTTTCGAGTTCTTAACGTATGACTTGTAGGCCAATTAAAAATATGTTGAAAATATTGCTCATCATGCGTATTAAAAAGAACCGTTTGATCTTCGTCTTTACGAATTAAAATATTTTGAAATGATCCACTTGTTTGTTGTCTTTCGACTGTAGGATTATCATACACATACTGACGTAATATTACATCAGTATCATCAACAGGAAATCCTTCTTGATCAATTAATCCATTCTCTACGAGTCCTTCAATTAAATCATATCTATGATACTGCTTTTCTCTTTGAGCGAAGGTCGCTCCCTCTATGGGATTACCATATGAGTCTGTACCAGGAAAAGAACTGCCGTTCTGTCCAACTTCATGTATGGAATGTTTTACAATTTGATTAATTTCTGCGGTATCGGCACCAGGATTACTATCTGCTGTACAATCACTATCATTAACAGCTGTTGCACTAGGCGCCGGAGGAACAACTGTGACACTAAGTATATCAGGATCAAAATTATGTCTTGGCCTAGAATTGTTAATACGTACTCTTTGTTTCTTTGACATCTCTTATAGAAAATCGAGCTTATTCACCTACCTTATGTAGGCGCAGGCCTGGAAGGTTATCATAGTCCCAGAACTGCCATTCAAGTGTATCTCCCTGTTTCCAATCTAATTCTTCCAAGATATCCTGGGGAATTTTTACAACATACTCTTCCGAGTTTTCGTCGAATTCTACCTCTGTGGTAGTTATATTATATGACATGTGTCTGTATTAATACTATCTCAGTATATATCATTCGACCCAGTTCGGAGGATTATATTTGAGAAACTCCCAAAATGTCATCTTCATTTCTTTCTCTGTCATTCCACAATGCTTTGCAGCCTCTGGTAAATTCATTGATGAATAAAATAATCCTTCGTGTGCTTCCCTCACATTGTCTGGTGTAGTCTTAGTCATATTGTCGTCATACGTAGTCGATAGTCCTCTAACCGCTTTACCAGTTCGGTGCTTTCTTTTGTGGTCTTTGGTGTCTCTTGCAGAATACTTAATAATTCGTCGAGTTCCTTTAAGGTTAAATTCATCGTTTTTTCTTGGCGAATTTTTTTTATATATGAGGGATACTTAGAGGTCGAATCCGGTCCGTTATAGATTAGGGTAGTTAGGGGTTTTCGCCCCCATACCATAGGGCTAGTGCCCCGTTGACATGTCACATAGCCTTAGAGCACTTGTTGCCTGACTTGACTGAAGCAGCACCAGGGACACTGCCGTGCTGGAACGAACCCTTAGGAGCAGCGTTTGCCCAACCACGCTTGCCGGTGAGTGCCTTGACGCCACGACGTGAGGGGCGGAGCACTGTGACCTTGACGGTCTTGCCTTCTGCCTGTAGGGCAGTGGCGATGTCGAGCAGGTTCTGAGTGGCGGATGTCATGTGAGTTTGTTTGTATGTGGCTATTGTACAGGGTCGGCGGTCAGTTGTCAAGCAACTCAGTACTTGTCAATCGTGAGCAGATCAAGTTCCTGTTCTGACAGCGACATGACATCAACTGACTCATCGGCATAGACTCTCACCCAGCGGAGCGGTTCGCCTGTTGTCAAGCGCCAGATCATCATGTCGCCATCCTCTCCCCCTAGTCTCCACTGCCGGCAGATCTCGTAAGCGTGTGAGATGCTGATAGCATAGTCAGCACCTGCCTCATCGAAGCATCCCCAGTTGTTAGGTTGTACAGCGAAGGTTGGCAGAGTCATGTGGAGTTGTTTCGTATGTGGCTATTGTAGTCTCTAGCCCCCTCCTCTGAGAGGGCCGGTGTGACAGTTCAGAAATCGATCTCGTCTGAGCGTCCATAAGCAGCAACCGCACGCTTGAGAGTGCCATCACCTAGTTGCTGCAGCATGCTGAGGTCCTCCAAACGTGTCAGCAGTTCGCTGGTGTTGGTGGCGTCACGAAGCAGGGCGATGAGTTGATCTTTGTTCATGGTGTTGTGTGAGTGAGTGGGTGAGCAGGTAGGGGTCAGAGGAAAGCAGGGTCGATGATATCATCCTCAGCGGGTTTGGCAGGTTCATCGTCCCAGCGAGGTTCCTCTTGTAGGAACACATCGGCGCAGTCTAAGTAAGCGATCTCGTTGATTTCGTCGTTCATGATTTCTAAGAGTTGTTTGTCTGTTTGGAGAGCGATTGTGCAGGGGTCAGTATACATCAACCGAGACGCATTGAGGAGAAGAAAGGAACAGTCGAGAGACCTTGTGCAGTGTTCATGCGAACATACCAAGTAAAATCTTTTTGAAAGACGTTATCTCCCTGTTCTCCATGAACATTTAGGATTGCGTTTAAACGTGATTTAGTGGTCGTAGTCTGCCAACCACCATCAAATAGACGGATGAATGCATCACCAATCTCAGCAATCTTGTTACCATGGAGAAACACTGTGGAGACATCATCGATGGTCTCAACGCGAGTGTTTGCAGATTTCCAGTCTGTACCCTCTGAGATTGCGTTGTTCATCTGGGTTTCGATCTTACGCATGGTTGGTCTCCGTTTGGTTGATGTAGCTACAATACACGGTTTTGAGGTCTGTGACGAAACCGTGTGACACTAGTCTGACTGTCACAGACCGTTCAGGTAGTCTGCGAGTTCCTCATCATACTGTTCCTTGGTGTCAAAGGTCCTCCCATAGATGACACAAGGGAACGTCTTGTCGAGACCTGCAGACGCGACCATCTCACAGTCTTGTCGATCGTATCCCATCTCGACAAGGTTGTTCACGTAGGGGTTGTTTGATTTCATGAGAACAATTCAGTGATTTTTGATTGAGCAGAGTATGATAACTCGGTTTCAGTCTCTCCATGATCTTGATAGTCTGCAAGTGCATCGTAGATTGCATTCCACTCATCTTCGGTGAAAAACTCTTTGACGTTGTTGTACATTGACATTTTGTTTAAATCAATCAAGGGTGAATGTTTTCTCAGTGATGACATTGAAATCATCGTCCATTTTTACATAATTCCACTCGTTCTCGTCCTCTCCCTCCTGGTAGAGGTGCAGAACACCCTCTGAATCGGTTTTGACGTAACAGTCATCAAAGTTCTCAGTGTCCAAGACGTAACCCGATGCGATGAGTCCTTGAGTGAAAGTCATGTGTTTGTTTGATCTTTAATAAGAATACATCATTTCGGACCCTTTGGGGGAAATAGTGGACAGTTCAAGAATTGGTTTCGGCCGCAGGGTCAATCTCTAAACTGTCACTTACTAACTTGACTTTATCCCACTCGTAGGGGTAGACAACAACTCGGGTCTGATGTCGTTTCGGAAACTCATCACCGACGAGAATACTTAACGACAACTCACAGATGAATACAATCGGTCCTCTGACTGTTTTGTATTCTACTAGATCTCCTTCTTTGAACATTAGTGTGACCTCTTATTATAATAGTTACGAATCATTTCCATTAATGATTGTTGTAACTTAGGATCACATGTTTCATTGTATGCTTGTATATACAACGCCACGGCATCTGCTGGGCGTGGGATATACATCTCTTTCTTAGTAAGACTATACTTACTAATATTATATGTGCCTGGTCTAGACTTAATCTTCTGTCTACCAAAGTTGCCTGTGACGGCACCTTTCATCCTGGGCATCTTAGCCATAGAGCGTCCTTTGAACGACTGACAGTGTTATTATACAGGGATTGCTGTCAGCTGTCAAGAGGCCTCTCAGCCATATGCATACCTTATATGATAATAATTTCATATGCCACGCATATATGTTAATAATTATGCATTATATGTTAATAATTGCTGTTGCCACCCTGGTATACTCAAAATGCCTCGGAGGGATGTTGCTGGGTCGCCTGGGGGATTCTCAGAGCGCTTGCGATCTTCTTAGCGATCGGGTAAAGGTAACAACAACTCAGAGGGTAACAAAGGATAACAGAGGGTATACACACGTTATATGATAATAATCGAAGATACACACACATATATGATAATAATCCCTTCTTACATACACATATGATAATAATTACAAAACTCTAAGCCACATTTAATTAGCCATTTAATTTATCCACAGGTTTTCCACAAAATATACGGAACTTGTGGAAAACTATACTCTAACCTGTAACTTATACTGTACTTTCGTTAACTGATATCTTATAATATACTTCTCAACATGTTCGTAACACTGGAACCAGCATAACTTCTTCTCTCTCCTATCCTCTAGTCTCCATATCATTGTCTCATGTGGAAAAAGTTCTTTATCCTTTGACTTACTATACTTAATTGGTTCTTGCTTCTTCATTCAAATACCGGCATGACATTGTTTAGAAGTTGTTCAGGATCATTACCATAGTATCCCATGTTCATGTATACACAATCAATATATCTGAGATCATCACGTGGCGTATAGAATGTGTATTCATCACAGTACTTTACTATCTCTTGTGGCACTTGGATTGATTGATAGTCATAGTCAATGTACATACAGGAGTTTACCTTCTACGATAGTGATTGTTTTACGTGGGAATGGGGCATAGTGGGCATTCCATTTTGCCGGATAGACTTCAATCTCTCTTGTCAGATTTGTAGCACGGACCTTACCATGGCATCCATTCTTTTCCCATGTGAGTTTTTCATACGGGAAGATGTCATCCTTCTGTAATACCCAAGACTGTGTACCAGCAAAGTCTAACTCATACAATTGTCCTGATGGTGATAACCAATACTCCATCATTTGATTGTGTAGATCTTTTGTTTGTAGTGATCTATTGTGAAAACTTGGTCCCAAATCATAAGAGCAATGAATACTATCAAACATACCCATGAATACATTAAGCGGTTATCTTATGTATTCAAGTGTATTCAGGGTTTTTCTTGCATTTCTAGCCGGGAACAGGGTAGAATGTCCGTCTGAAGGAAAAATATGGAAAAACCACGTCTTTCCTTCAGTGGTGGACTGGGTTCTTAGTCCTGATCAGGGGTGTCCCACATGTCCATCTCAATGAAGTGGAATTCATACTGTGACATTGTGAAACGCAACTGTTTCATCCATTGTGGTTGGATGTTCTCTTTCCATTTCTTCTCTTGTGTCACACTTGGGTGGTGCATGACAACATAGCATTTCTTGATGTTTTCATCGCGGTTTGCATACAATGAATCAACAATGCGTTCGAGACTGAACTTTGCAGATGACATATACAATGAAATTGTATTGTCTTGGGCCATCAATCGTTGAGTCTTTTGTACCATCTCTTGGAGATACTTACCAGACTTATAGTTCTTGAATGTAGAACCATCCTGTTGTTTCATGTTCTCTTCTTTCAGTTTTTGTTCTGAACCATCCAAAATACGATTGGTTTCACTATTAGTGAATCCCATCATCTTCAGAGCTTTGGTGAGTTCTGCATCACGAAGTTCTGCACCATTACACACCCAACTCATCACATGTTTGATACCATCTTCAACATTACATGGTTTCTTGACAACATCAGGTCGTGCATTTAGAAGATCCGCAATCGTCTTCATCTCCAAATCAGTAAGGTGCAAACCCTCCTGATATGAGATACGCATGATCTTAATTTCAACCGTATGTTTTGACGCTAATGCACCATAGAACGTGTGGTTTCCATCAATGCGAATATCTTCACCGTTCTTTCCGCGTCCTTCAAATATAACAATCGGATTGCATTTATTAACTGATCCACCAGCATCATCTAGTTTCTGTGTGATCAATTTTTGCAGTTTGTCGTCATCCTGATAACGAACCTGCAAACGTTCCATATCAACATGTTCGTTCTTATCTTCACGAGTGATAGGAAACTTTTCCGATTGGATCATTTCAACCATAGAATTACAAGATTCTAGGTCTGGTGTCATATACTGTTGTACACCATTAGTTTTATTGAAATATTCAGGATTATCCTTGGCGTTGACACTTTTCAACAATTTGTGTTCAACATTTAACATCTCACGATATGGTCCATATGAAAGAACTTCGTACTTCAAACGAGATGTGGGATCTTGGAAGATTTTGTTAAATTCAACATTCCTAGATGAATGCTTGTATGAATCAGTGACACAACCTTTGTGGACACCAATATATTTGCAACCAGATTCTAAGTCAGTATATTTGTATGTGTACCCTTGATATTGTTTCGGTGATTTTGCAAAGACTTCTTCGACGATGTTTGTTTGAGTCATGATAGTATGTGAATAAGGAAAATCAATCAATCCTGGAATCAACCAAAATTAACTGAATGATCTTTGTGAATTGTGTGAAAGGTGAACCTCTCAACATAGCCAATATACCCTGACTAGGGGTGGAAGTCAAGTGGTTGTAACCAGTTTGCAAAGTGGACTAAACAAACTGTTCAACCGTCCTACCTTCCTTAAAGATAGAGTCAACCACATACTGGAGACGTTTTGCAACAGCACCACCGTGATTCTTGTGAACTGGGACAGTCACAAACCCAGTGGATTTGCGATAGAGTTGACACTGACCTGCAGGGATCTTACCAGATTGAATATCTTTGATATCGTCAATATGCAGACGGATAACACGACCGATAGTCTGTGCCATCTCAATCAGTGGAAGATTACGCAGCAAAATGCAGTGAGTCAAACCAGGTACGTTGATACCCTCAGACAGAATGGAATAGTGAAACAACAGAAATTTCTTGTTGTCATCTTTACCATAACGAGTCAGAGTGTCAAAGAATACCTCACGACTCACTTTTGTTTTGTTGACATATGCACCGTGTTTAGAGGTGATATGCATGATCTCAAAACCACGGTCTGTGAGTTGTTGAATCACATCAGATTGTGTCAACATGTTCCACATCACACGAGTAGATGGTGCAGCAACCAATACTTTGGATGCATTAGTTTCATCAAGTGTGTCAAGAATACTCAGGACAGTCTCACTATCAACCTGTGCAGCAGTATCTTTCTGACGTACAATGTCAGTCTCGTGAGTATGAATAGTGGGAGGAATGATCGAACCAGACTCAATCAGTTCTTGAGCAGGTACTTTTTCAATCACATCTCCGTATACAAAAGTATTATTCATACCGTTTGCATGTGGGTCGCGATTGTTACGCGGAGTCGCAGTGAAGTAATACGAACGACGCGCAATCAAGGATGCAGCTGCAACAGACTTGAAGAAATCTCTGCGGGTAGAGTTGTGTGCTTCATCACAATACATGATGTCAATGTCAATACCTGCACTCACAACCTTGTTCAAAGAGTTGTAAGTAGTGAAGATGATGCAAGATTCAGATGCAGCACGCGCAACGTTGTTAAACATTGCGATCTTATCAGATTTAGTGGTAGAGAAATACTCAGTCTCACCACTGTGAACATGACAAACATGCGTCCATGTGTGAGAGATTTGTTCCATGAACTCACTGCAAAGTTGGTTTGCAAGGAGAATACGTGGAGAAACAACTACGATGGTTTTAGGACCACTCTTGAGAGCGTTGATTGCATCGACAATCATGCAGAGAGTCTTACCACCACCGGTTGGAACAAGGATGCGACCCTTGTTGGTTTCCTGCATCTTGGTTACGATGCGGGTTTGGTGGGATCGAAGAATCATGCAGTACGTCTCTCAATGTAGCTAATATACACGAAAACCCCCATGGGGTCAAGGGGGTGTGGACAGTTCGTCATCAGTCCATCAGGTGTTTGTAATTGTTTAAGTTTTCTAACCACATCATATTGTAGTCTTCTCCCTGTTCAGTTTGTCCCCATTCTCGATACTCTTGTACAAGAGCAAGTATATCACGCCAACGTTCTTTCTTCTCTAGTTTCTCAATACGTACCTCAATAGTGTCAAGATGATTGTCAATCACTACACCTGCATTTTCTTTCAGGTTGGAGAATAGTTTCTTGTTACTTGCCATTTTTGTAGATTTTGTAAAGACCGTAGATGATACCACCAATCAGGAAGATCGGCCACATGGAGATAACTAGGATTAAACCTGCACCAGCAGCAAGTAAGACAAGACCACCGAATGCACTAGAAAGTCCTCCACCTCCATCGTCATCATCGTTTTCGTCATCATAGTCTACACCACTAAATCTGGTTTGTAGGATATTACCATCGTACATCTCCTCACCCTGAGAACGTGCCTCAGAATGTGTGATGCATCCAGGTACTGGCATCCATTGGATTCGTCCGTTCTTTTGTAGTAGAACTTCAAAGTTTTTAGTAGACATCAGAGAGTACCTGCGTTGTTAATGAACTCTTTAGCATCACTTACAGTATCGAAATTGCCAATAAAGATATACTCAGGTCCACCATCGGTTTCAACTTCCTTTTTAATCGAGAAACCACCATTCTCTTTGTCCTCGTAAATAGCACCGATGATTTCACCATTGTTGTAGACCACTTCATTGTAAAGGACAAAGTTGAGATTACGACGGTATTTGATACCAGTCGTGTCTTGGATGTGCATCATAGCAAAAAAGTTGGTGTTTCTCTCAACATGGCTAATATACATCAGATTGGTGTCTTGTGGAGGAATGGTGGACAGTTCCTGAACTGTCATATGAATTGTAGTTTTTAAACAGTTTGGAGTCACGCTCTGCTAAAAATAACAGATAGCATGTGAGAGCAACAACAGTACAGATACCACTCAAAAAATACTGAGTAAATTTCATTGTAGTGGTAGCAGTTTAGTAGATGAGATGATTAACAAGAACGTGAGCATGATTACCACGTCCCATGATTTTGTTCTGATGAAGAATGGCACAGAGATAGCATCGCCGATGAACTGCATAATCACTCCTAATGATAGATTTACATGTAGGATGATGAAATATGCAGTGACCACAAGAAATGATCCTACAATTCTACCGGCGGTGTCAATCTTCAAAGTTCCTCCAACATCTCATCCATTTCATCAGTGTCAACATCATCAGACAACCATGCAATACCGTCTCCAGTGATATACTCACCGAACTCATCAATGAAACGTTTTGCCCACTTGCGATAACCGAGGTTCTTATTCTCTTTAGCGTGGCGGTAGATCATCTCCTCATTGCTGATCCAAAGAGCAACATTCCAGGTGGCGTGATTTGCCCAACCGTTGTATGTTTCTGTGTCAGTCATGGTGGATGTGGTCATCAGTGGTGTTCCTCTCAACATGGCTAATATACACGAAAATGGACCCCATACAACTAGCCTTGTGACACTTCGTTAACTGGCATGGTGGTATAGGGCGTAACTAATGATTTATCTACAACTTTACCAGGTTTCTTTGCATTAACTGGTGCATGAATATTACCAGTCTTCTTGTTGATGAAACCCCACACAGTTTGTACCTCTTTGCCCTCTGCATACACATACTTAGTATGATGTATGAGCATCACTCGTTTGTACTTAGTGTTGAAGTCCTCGGTGAGATAACTAAAACCCTTCGGCGCATTGAATTTCATGATGTGGATTGTTTATGTTGTGGGGTACATCAAAGACTAAAGATATTCTATCAACATCTCCTATGTTTATAGCACCGTGTTTTATTTTGTTATTGAACCAGAAGAATGTGCCTGGTTCAACAATCATAGTCTCATCACCAACATAATACTGATAACGAGATTGTAGTGATAAATGATATCTATCTTTCTGCAAATAGTATGTTCCCTCATCAATATGCATATTAACAGAATCACCTGGTTTTAATCTAAAGAATGCTGCACGACCTGTAGCATTGATATGGTTTTCCTTCAGAAACTTTCTCACCTCACTATAGTGTGAATATAGAGGAGTTTCTTGTTGTTTGTCTATATTCTTTGGATTATCTCCACGTCCTACTTTTGCCCATACCAGTGGCAAAAATCCATATGGGTCTTTATCACCACCAACACGATTAGGATTAAGCGATGATACCCAATCCCAATCATTATAGTTATCATAAACCTGATCTAAGATTGGTTTAGGATCTATTCCAGTTTTTATGATAACTATGTTCTTCATGAACTTAAAACTTTATCATACAATTTATCAAATATTTCTTTGTCATAGTCAGCATGACCAGAATCAATACCGTGTTCCCACACATCAATCATAATTTCTTGAAGAAGAACAAGTTCTTCATAGTCAAGATTGGAAACAGAAAGTGTAGTTGTCATCATGTTAGTTAGTGGCGTAGGTTTGTGCGATTGCATCAGACTTGAAGCGTCTGCATAACTTAAACAAGAGTTTCAAATCATCCTTAATAACATAACGGAACGAATCTGATTCGATCACAAAGTTACCATCTTCTAACCATACTTGTGGAAGTTGTTTCTTGTAGATTGGGAAGTCAGTTGGCATAATGATAGTTAGAAGAATGAATAATGAAGTGATTAGAAGGTCTTAATCACTTCATTCAGTGAGGTGATTAAGATGTCTTTATCAACCAACACATGCCATGGGAGCATACTCAGAGCGTGGCATCTGATCAAGGTTAAGGTCAGTTACTTCTGCACCGTTAGCAATGCGTGACTCCCACTCATTACGTGCTGTGAGCATAGTCACAGTGCTGTAAGACTTAGCACCGTTATCAATGAATGTGACACGTTTGTTGAAACGTTTGACACCCTCGTCAGCGATAAATGCTTCAGGGAAGAAATCAACGATGGTTGCGTTTGTGGTGACTTGCATGGGTGGTGTTCCTCTCAACATGGCTAATATACCACCGCCTAAGGGGTCTGGGAGCGTCTGTGTGACACTTTATTCACTGGTCTAGTCTAGACTAAGAGAATCCTCATCAATAACGGAATTCAATGTGTTATCTTTTAATACACTATTAGCATGATCACTAATAATTTTTGTGATCTCTTCTTCTGATAATGTATTCAACCAAGACCACATAGGATCTTCACGATCCCACTCCATTGTAAATGTTCCGTCTTTGTTTTCTTTAACTTTCAGACTATCCGTGGGAACTGTCATAGTTTTACTCCCATGGTAGCACCATTAACAACTGTAGTATAGAGATGTAATGTGCCCTCTTGTTCACACTTAAGATGCCATCGAGTCATAACAACAACACCGTCTTTAGTTGCACCAGTCATCATCTTACGTCCTAATTTAGTCATAGTAGAGAATAATCCATATCTACTCTTCCAAACATAGAAAACGTCGTCAATAAGTTCTGCACCTTCAGGTACAATAACTTCTGGATCAATAGGTTCAATTGGGGATGTCATTGTCTTCAGGCGGTTTTTTATTAAATCCAAAAGGTCCTACTTTAGTTTCAGATCTTTTCTTCATAACAACACCAGCAAGAGACTCCATAATTTTAAGGACATCTTTAGCTTCCGCACCTTCACCAAGTTCTTTGGCAACATAAAAATACTTATCAAAGAACTCTTGACCATGTTCTTTATAGTCTTCAACTGTAATTGGCTTATCTTTCATTGTTTTGTTTAGAATTTAGTTTAATTTGTGGTTTAGCATGAAGTTGCTTGAGTGCTTCAATAGTTTCAGGAGTTTCTTCCCACTCCCATTGTTGATCATGTTTATTTTTAAATGATTTCTTACCCATTTAATAAATCCAGTTGTCTTTCTAATTCTACACGAATACTGTGTAAATGTCCATAGATATATGTTTTCCATTCATTATCACCAGTCAAGTCCATAATATTATCTACATCTTCTATTGCAAGTAACAATTTAGTTATCTGATCCATAATTGTTTCCCTGATGTTTTTTTAAATCTTGGTTGATTTTCCATTGTGAATACATCAATATTGGATATAATGTAATCATCAGTTTAAATCTTTTTAGATTGATTACAAATAATTTATATTGTAAATCAATGTACATACCTACGTTAGGATCAATAATTATTAGTGCGATTAACAAAACAAATAGCGTTGTCCCCACATAATAAAATTTCATGAATGAAACTCCTTATTTCTTAGCGAATCTAAGTAAGATAAAACCTCAGTTCTCCACTCCATAAGTTCATGATAACACTGTTGATTATGGGCGCATTGTCTAAGTTGATGATCTGGTTTTAATACACTTTCATAAAACAAATTAAATGCATCACGTCGCTTTAAGTTCTTAGTCTCATCCATGATTTTTATTTCTAATTCTTTTTAGCTATAATAAAAAACCCCCTATTGGGGGGTTTAAAGACTATGTAATTTATGGTAAAGTTTTTAATCTCAAAACTTCCAATGAATAATTGTGTTCAGTGAACACCGGGTAATTAAACCTCTCGCTGGACTTTACCACTCTTCTGTGTCAAAATCAGGGGAATGATGACGATTCCACCTTTTCTTCCCAGAAATCTTGTATCCCGTCATTTGTTCTTCAAATTCACATTCTGCATTAATTGCTTCATTGATTTTGTCACTTCGATCACTGTCACGGTTTCGGATACTGGAATACTTACGATGTGTTCTAGCCATCTCTACTAATTTTCCTCCTTAGTTATTCGTAAAAAGATTCAAAAACATAGTCATGTTCATGTTGTACATCATCTTGGAGATCAACATCATTATTTATTTTGTTTTTTTCAAATCGACGATAGTAGTCATCAAGTTGGATCTCAGATCTTATTTCGTCAATAATAGAACGTTTACTAGAGATCATTGTGATTTCTCTGATGTACATGTATATAGTACAACACCCCATGACTTTTGTCAAGTGGCTCGTCATTTATTCAACCATCAGAGATCTAATCCACTCATCAAATTCTTCCCCAATAGAAATAGCGTCTTCAAATCTTCCCTCATCAATAAGGAATTCTAATCTTTCTGTTCTCTCTTTGAGGATTTGTTCGATGAATTGTTTATCAGCCATTATATGGTGTCCATTTTCCTATCGGACAAGATGCTTTTTTTAATCTAGTTTTAGCAGACATAAAGCATCCACATTGCCTGCATTGAGTCGTAGATCTAACAAAATCCGGACATGTATTGCATGTAGATAATCTTTCATTAACAATATTACTAGGGCAAAATATATTTTTACCTTTTGACATGTCACCAACTGAGTCTACAATAGTATTAGATAATCCTTGCAACTGTTGTAGAACTCTGTTTTTGAGATCTTGTTCGTTCATTAACTAAGTACTTCAGCAACTGCTTCTGCTGATGCTTCAGGTTCTGCTGGTGTTTCTTCTTCAGTCGTTTCAGGTTCTGGTGCGAGAATACCAATACCCTCGATTGCACCTTGGAGTTTAACGTAAAGTTCTTT